CCATTCTATCAATTAGATAATAATCCAGTTTACAAATTGCGTTGTAAGCAGTTTGAGTATAGTTCTGAAGCAATTGATACTGGTATTACAACTATTGATGCAATAGAAGGTGATGCAAGTCTTGATACATATGAGTTCCAGTTTACTTTGGAACAGTCTACAACTTACAATGAAAACATTGCAATACATGATACTGCAACTACTAGAGGATCATTACTTGAAGAAACAGATGGTGATAATATTATCACAGAGGATTTGACTACTTCTGCTGGTACAAACATCTTACTAGAAAATGCAGCTGATACTGGTATAGATTCTTACCTCTTACAAGAGTCCTATATAGTAGGTGATCAAAGTACAGACACTACTAGTCAAAATGAATTATTTGATGAACTTGATGATTCAGTATTAGATTTTTCAGAAACGAATCCATTTGGTGATGCAGGGAGTTTAGGATAATGTTAGGACAACAATTCTATCACGAAACAATAAGAAACGTAATCGTGGCGTTTGGAACTATGTTTAATAATGTACAAATTGTTCGCAAGAACAATAGTGGTGTAGTTACACAGAGCATGAAAGTACCACTTGCATACGGGCCAAAACAAAAGTTTTTAACTCGTTTAGATCAAGACCCATCTTTGACTAGTGCAACTGCAATTACTTTACCAAGATTAGGTTTTGAAATTGGTACACTAACATATGACTCTGCAAGAAAACTAAATCGTGTACAGAAGTTTAAAAAAGTTAAAGCAGCAAACACAGATGCACAAAAACTTGACACACAGTTTATGCCTGTTCCATATAATATGGATATTACTTTATTTGCAATGGCAAAAAACTCTGATGATGCGTTGCAAATTGTAGAACAAATTGTTCCTTACTTTCAACCAGACTATACGTTAACAATTAATGATATGACAGATATGGGAATTAAAAGAGATGTTCCTATTATTCTAAACAGTATTGATTACGAAGATAGTTATCAAGGTGATTTTGCATCTCGTAGAGCAATTATATACACTATGTCCTTTACTACTAAATTTTATCTTTACGGCCCTGTTACTTCTGGTAAGGTTATTAAAACAGTTCAAGTAGATCAATTTGCAAATCTACCAGAGGTCACTCCTACAAGAGAACAAAGATATACAGTTACACCAAGTCCTGCTAATGCTGATGCAGATGATGATTTTGGTTTTAATGAAACTTCATCATTCTTTGAAGATGCAAAAGTATTTGATCCTGAGAGTGGAACTGACGTTAATAAGAGTTAATCATGGGTAACATGGATCACATTCTAGATGAAGCTCTAGGTATACTAGACCCTGTAGAAAAGGCTATTGCAGAGAGTGCAAAAACTCCACCAAAGATTAGAACTACAAGACCTGTTTCTGTTGATGATATAGATAGCGACTACAAGTATCAAAGAGAAAACCTCTACAATTTAATTGAAAGAGGTCAAGATGCTATTGATGGTATACTAGAACTTGCAAAAGAATCTGAACATCCTAGAACATATGAAGTTGCACTTAATGGTATTAAACAAGTTGCAGATGTCACAGACAAACTAGTGGAACTCCAAGAAAAAATGAAAAGACTTAAAGAAGTTCCTAATAATGCACCTAGTAAAGTTACTAACGCATTGTTTGTTGGTTCAACAGCAGAACTGCAAAAAATGTTAAAAGACAAGTCTAATGTCTGAAGCAACCTATCTAGGTAATCCTAATCTTAAAAAAGCAAACGTACAACAAGAGTGGACTGAAAAAGAACTTGTTGAGTATCAAAAGTGTATGGAAGACCCTCTGTATTTCATACAAAACTATGTCAAGATTGTATCACTAGATCATGGTCTTGTACCATTTAAGATGTACGACTTTCAAAAAGAAATGGTCGGTACGTTTCATAATAATCGTTTTACTATTTGTAAGTTGCCTAGACAGACAGGTAAATCTACAACAATGATATCCTATCTGTTACACTATGCGTTATTTAATCCTAGTGTCAACATTGCAATACTTGCAAACAAAGCTGCAACTGCAAGAGACTTGTTAGGAAGACTACAACTTGCATATGAACATTTACCTCACTGGTTGCAACAAGGCGTTATGTCTTGGAACAAAGGTTCTCTTGAATTAGAAAATGGTTCTAAGATACTTGCATCATCTACTTCTGCATCTGCTGTTCGTGGTGGTTCTTATAACATTATTTTTCTAGATGAGTTTGCATATGTTCCTTCTAATGTAGCAGAACAATTTTTTAGTTCAGTTTATCCTACAATTACTTCTGGTAAAACAACAAAGGTTATGATTGTTTCTACACCGCATGGTATGAATATGTTCTATAAATTATGGACAGATGCAGAAGAAGGACGAAACGATTACATTCCAATCGAAGTGCATTGGAGTGAAGTTCCTGGCCGTGACGAGGCATGGAAAAAAGAAACTATTAAAAACACAAGTGAACAACAGTTTAATACAGAATTTGAGTGTGAGTTTCTTGGTTCTATTGATACACTTATTACTCCATCAAAATTAAAAACACTTGCATATAGAAAACCCATTCAGTCTAATGCTGGACTTGATGTATATGAAAATCCTAAACCAGAACATACATATCTATTGACTGCTGATGTGTCAAGAGGTGTGTCTAATGACTACTCTGCATTTGTAGTATTTGATGTTACAGAAGTTCCTTATCGAATAGTTGCAAAGTTTAGAGACAACGAAATTAAACCACTATTATTTCCACAAAAAATACATCAAGTAGCAACTGCATACAATACTGCATTTGTTTTAATTGAGGTAAATGATATTGGAGAACAGGTTGCAAACGCAATGCAGTTTGACATGGAGTATGACAATCTTATCATGGCATCTATGAGAGGTCGTGCTGGTCAGGTTCTTGGTGGCGGTTTTTCTGGTGGTAGAGCTCAGTTAGGTGTAAGAACTACCAAGGCAGTTAAGAAAATTGGTTGTTCTAATCTAAAACAATTAGTTGAGGATAACAAACTAATTGTAGAAGACTTTGATACAATCAACGAGTTATCTACATTTATTGTCAAAGGTTCATCCTTTGAAGCAGACGATGGATGTCACGATGATATGGTTGCTTGTTTGTTTATTTTTGCATGGGTAACAGACCAGACATATTTTAAAGAACTTACAGACAATGATATCAGACAACGAATGTATAAAGAAAACCAAGACCAACTAGAACAAGATATGGCTCCGTTTGGATTTGTGGTCGATGGTTTAGAGGATAGTAATATTGGAGAAATGGTTGACGAATATGGTACAAGATGGAGCCCAATAGTAAGGACATATGAGAATGATTGGTAATGAAAAGTCCTTGTGTCAAAATCTGTAAACTTATAGATAGTGTGTGCATTGGGTGTCATAGAACATCTGAGCAGATAACTATGTGGTCAAAGTATACAGATAAAGAACGAGAGGAAATTACTAAAGAAATTCAATTAAATCATTGTCAAGTTTTATCCAACAATTAGAACATACAACTTTACATTCATTCATCATATTGTGAATTTCTTTTCTACTTTCATCATTAGTACCAACACGTTTTGCTTGTTTACGAATCTCTGCATCATGTGGATAGAGTTTAAGACATACAGTTTCACTCTCACCACAATGAATACAAGATTCATTTCCAAGGTGATTGTTTAACCATGCAACACGTTTTTGATAGTTCCTACGAGCTACTTTCTTGATAGTTTCTTTATATTTTTCATAATGTTCGTTAGTCATAGGACTATTTATAAGTTTTGAGTCATATAAAATAGAGTTTTTAGAAACTCGATTTTTATAAATACTATGAAATAAGAGTAAATCTCTAAGAGAAGGAGCAAAAATCATGTCATTTTTAGTCTCACCCGGCGTTCACGTTAGGGAAATAGATTTAACAAATGTCGTTCCTGCTGTCGCAACGTCTATCGGTGCAATTGCAGGCGCATTTGAAAAGGGGCCAGTATCTTCTGTTGTTACTGTTACATCAGAAGAAGACTTGCTAAGAACTTTTGGTAAACCACAATCAGCTGGTAATCAGTTTGAAACATTTTTTACCGCAGCAAATTTTTTACAGTATTCAGATAACCTCAAGGTAGTAAGAGCAGAAAGTGCAGTAGTAAATGCTGGTGCAAATTCTGGAATACTTATTCGTGATGATGATCATTATCAATCAGATTTCCAAGATGGTTCTGGTTCTCATGGAGAGTGGGCCGCAAGGACTGCTGGAACTTGGGGTAACGGAATTGGTGTAGATATCTGTTCAAGTGCAAGAGCATTTGCACAACCATTAGGTTCATTGAACTTAGTAAATGGTGCTGGTGCAGTTGGTGACTTATCAATAACAGTTGACAACCAAGATGCAACAGATGCTACAATCGCAGTTGGTGACATTATTTCTTTCCAAACTGCCTCAGCTATTGTTGCAACAGTTAATGGTGCAATCACAGTTGCTTCTAAGACTTTGACAGTTGATGGAGTTTCTGGTACACTTGCAGTTGGACAAAGAGTAATCGGTGCTGGTATATCAGACGGAGATGAGGTTGTTAAAGTTGCAACTGTTACCTCACAGACAGTTGTTGTACTTGATAAAGCAATCACAGTCGCAAACGATATACCTCTTGTATTCGCTGCATCTGGTGGAACAAATGTAGAATCAAAAGGTCAAGAGTACGAAGTAACTGCTGTTTCTGGTGAAGTTTTAACAATTCGTTTACTTGATGATCCTGCTGGTGGTGGTCTACAAACAATCATTCCAGACAATTCACTTATTACAAGACGTTGGAGATTTTCTGATTTATTTGATACACCGCCTGGCACATCTTCTTGGGCCACCGCAAATGCCCGTGGAGAAAAAGATGAAATCCATGTTGCAGTATATGACACAGTTGGTGATCTCACAGGTTTTGCTGTAGGTGTTGCTGGACAAAGAACACAATCAGTAATGGAAGTATTTCCAAATATGTCAAAGAATCCTTTGGCAAAAACTGCACAAGGTTCTAACAACTATTATCCAGATGTTATCTTTGCACAGTCAAATTTCATTTACTGGACAGACCATCTTTCTGCTGGTACTAATTGGGGAACAGATGTTGCATCTGGTACTGATTACACATTAGTGTCTGGTGTTGACGTTTCTACATTAACTGGTGGAACAGATGACTATTCAACAACTGCCGGTGAAAT